ATAAATAGAAATGGCAATAACATTAAGAAGCGTAAAGGGTGGTGCTTTAACCCATACAGAAGTAGATAATAACTTCAGGAGCTTTATTTACTCATCCTCTTTTAGCGGACAAGTTATATCGTTATTTACCTCTGCTAGTAGTAACAATGTTCAGTCTATCAATATAGCTCCAGTAGGAGGTGTTGCTAGTGATACACAAATTATATATAGAAGCGGGTCTGTAAATATAGGATCTAATGATTTGAAGTACGATTATAGAGCAGATAAGTTTAGAATAAGTGCTAATACCGAAATAACCGGATCTTTAGTTATTAAAGGTACATTACAAGCAGAACAAATACACACTTCCTTTACTTCATCTTCAGTAATCTTTCAAAGCGGGTCTACTAAATGGGGTAATAGTTTTGACGATACACATACTGTAATTGGAAATTTACAAGTTTCAGGTTCATCTACATTTGGATGCCACCACAATGGAAACGCTATAAATGTTGTAAACGGATATGTAGTACTATCAGAAGTTTCTCAAAGCCTTAACTTTGCAAACGATAATGCAGCAGCATCAAACGGTGTACCGTTAGGAGGGTTATATAGAAATGGTAACTTTATTCAGATAAGAATTAGCTAATATGCCTCAATTGTATTCTTTACTTACAGGTTCAGTATATTTACCTGACGGCTCTATCTCTGCATCAAGAGGATTCTCAGGATCTTTTTATGGAAACGGATCAGGACTAACAGGTATTACTACAGCTTCGTATGTAGAGTTTACAAACGTAAAAAATAAACCAGTAATAATATCTGGATCAATTCAGATAGATCATAACGCTACTACAAATTATACCAGTAATAGGCATATTGACCATAGCGCAGTAACTTTTTCTGGTATAGGTGGAGTACTAGGGGGTGGTGATTTAACTACTTCTAGAACAATTACTTTAAATGTAGGAGATAGCCAATTTATAAACGGTGTAATCGCTGCTTTACCTAACGGGACTGTTTCAAGTTCTGTACAATTATCTGGATTCTCTGGATCATTTTTTGCTCATGCAATAGGAGGAGCTACAACATTACTAGAAGTAACACATAGTCTTAATAGTAGATTTCCAACTGTGCAAGCTTATCAATACACAGCACCAGGAATCTATGATACAGTAATACCAGCCGGTATTCAAAGTACAGGAGTTAATACTCTAAAAATAACATTCGCCGGAAGCTTTTCCGGATCAGTTGTTATTCGTACTTAAATTTCGTAACTTAATCTTTAACTAAATGGGAATTACTATGCCGTCATGGATTTACGATGGCCGAATTATCACTGAAATAAGTGATATGCCTGAGGGCACTTTTGGCTTTATTTACGAAGTAACACATACTCCAACAGGGAGAAAATATATAGGAAAGAAAGTACTATATTTTAACAGGACCTTACCTCCGCTAACCGGTCAGAAAAGAAAGCGAAAGATAGTCAAAGAATCAGATTGGAAAACCTATTTCGGGTCTCATGCAGAGATAGTTGACCTTATAAAAGAAGGTAAGCAAGAAGAATTTACTAAACAAATCTTATGTTTTGTTAGATCAAAGAAACTTCTTACATATTATGAGACTAAATACCTATTTATTAAAGAGGTACTTGAATATAGAAACAATTATATTAACGACAACGTCCTCGGAAAATTTTATAGAAAAGACTTTATAACACCTGATACAGATGATTAAACTACGAGAAATAGTAGGATTACCAAGCTTACAGTACCATATCGATAACGGTTTAACTCTACATGAAAACATATACCGTTATTCTTCTGAAGCATTCGTTAATTTATTTACAGAAGCTAGAGAAGCTTATGAGAATGGAGAAGTAGAATTAAACGAAGAAGATGAAGACCTAATCAGAAATACAGACATTGGAACTCATGGAGACTATAACGGAATGGTTGTACCTTTAGATTTACCAATGGTCTCTCCAAGCTATAATCCTTTATTTGAAATTGGATGCTGGATTGACGAAATGATTGAAGATGATAGTAAGATAGACGAAGCTAATAGTATTGATGAGATGATTGATTTCGAAGCAGTTAAAGAAGCAGTAGAGTCTATAGGAGCTAAGATTGATATGGATAAGTTTAGAAAAGCAGTTAAACACCATAACGATAACTTTGATTATAACGGCTTTGAAATATTAAAAGCATCTGTTGATTACATTCAAGAGATAGAGTATAAAGGAAAGAAAGTTCAATTAAATAAACCAAAACGTGGAGGTAGTAAAAAATTCTACGTTTACGTTAAGAATCCTTCAACAGGAAATGTAAAAAAAGTATCATTTGGTGATACAGGACTTTCAGTTAAATTTAAACAACAAGGTGCAAGAGCATCTTTTGCAGCTCGTCATAAATGTGCTCAAAAGAAAGACAGAACCAAAGCTGGTTACTGGTCTTGTAATATTGGCCGATATTGGAAATCACTAGGAGGAAGTTCTAACTTCTCCGGATATTGGTAGTCTATGAAACTTTTAAAAATACTTTTAGAAGATACTAGAATAGAAACAATTGCGCAAAAATTAATTAATGCGTATAATACCTACTACGGTAAAAGCACAGTAACTATAAACCCTAAAACAACAACAGACTCTAGATTTGAATTACTATTTAACGGTTCTTCAATGGGGGACTCTTACTTTAGTGTTAACCTACTAGGAGATATTTACCTAAGCGACGGAATGAACGATCAATTCTTTTTTAATGAAAAAGACTCTGATCAAAAAATACAGAAAGCAGTTAATAAGATATTAGACAAATCAACTAAGTTAACTGGAAAGCGATGGACACCTGATGACGAACCAGAAGAAGATACAGAATGGGTTGAAGAAATATCAGCCAAGCAGTTATTTACAGCAGCAGGAATAGGTTTAGCAACTTTAGGAGCGCCTAATATGGGTCAAGCTCAACAAAAAGAACCAACACCAATCTCTCAAACTACTCAGCAAAAAGATACTACTATGACCGGCTTTGGTCTAGGAAAATCTTCTGAACACCGTATAGCTAAACAAATGGCTAGAATGAAAGCAACTGCTGATCTAATGCAGAAGATGAAAGTACAGACTTTAAAAGGCGGTATTGAAGTTAAAAGTGAAAAGACTTTTCAAACAGCTAACGGCTACGAAGTAGAGATGATCGTTGCAGTATCTCAATAATATGAAACTCACAGATATAATAATAGAAGGTATAGGTAAAAAGATCAATTGTAATAATTGTGAATGGTCCTGGAAAGAATCTGAAGGCGGCAAAGATAAATTCCTTTGTCATAAATGCGGTCATGATAATAAGCCTAACTCTTTCGATGAGTTTGCTTTATTAAGAGGTGAAGGAGCCGCTAAGATAGCATCTACCGCAAAAGAAAAAGGAGGATTATCTTTATTAACCTATAACCATTTTAAAGTTAAAGACTCTTATTATAAAAAAGCAGCAGAAGGTAAGTTTGACTTACAAGAAGCAAAAAAAGAATTTAAAGAAACTTTAAAGAAGATATCTTTTGATATGGATCAAACTTCTTTTCAAAAAGAAGTGGGTCGCTTAGAAGTATTAGGAGAGTTAATAATTAAGAATGACAAATAGAGAAAAAAAAGAAGCTAGTCGTAAAAAGATAGCTAAAGCCACTGTTAAGCAGCAACAGAAGAAAGGCAACTACAAAAAGAAGTCTTAGTATGCTTCCATTTGAAGAAGAAATAAAAGAAGGTTATTATATTAGGACGTTTGATTCTAAAACTCCTATTGATGAATTTGTATGGCATAGAGATCAAGAAGATCGATGGATAGAACCAATTGGTGAAACTGATTGGAGATTTCAATACGATAATGAAGTGCCGATTCCTCTACAAAAGCTATTTATTGAAGCAGGGACCTACCACAGAGTAATTAGAGGTACCGGCGAATTAACCTTAAAGATTATTAAACAAAATGGCTAAAGCAAAATCAGCAGGAAGTTCTCAAAAAGTATCTTTTGGAAAAAAGACTCAAGGTAAACCTAAAAAGAGTTACGGACCTAAAGATCAAAAACCAAAAAAGTATAGAGGTCAAGGAAGATAATGAAACTATCAAGAATCATACTAGAAGGTCCAATTGGATATGATCCAGAATACAATGCGATTATAGACAAGATAAAAGACAAAGGCGGCAAGTACTTAGGTGCTGGCGACTATGGCGCTGTGTACTTATTAGGTGGAAGAGCTGTTAAAGTGACAACAGACGAGATTGAGATAGAACATGCCTTAAAACTAGTAGGAAAGAAGACAAAATACTTTGTACATATACACGACGTAAAAGAAATGAATCCTAAATTAGGAGTAATTACGATGGATATAATGGCACCTCATAGAGGAGAAATACCAGAAGAGTTCTTAGATGCTTTAGAAAATGAAGCTAAAAAATTAGGAATAGATCCTGATGAATTAGATATACGACCAGATAACTTTATGGAAGACCCTTCTACAGGAAAGGTAAAGATGACCGACGTTTAAAAAAACTAAACTATTTATTTAATATAAATGTATTGAAATGAGCAATAACTTTGATTTGAGAAAGTTCTTAACAGAAAATAAACTAACTTCTGTTGCAAGGACAATAAATGAAGCAACCGATTTTAGTAATCATTATGATTTTGAATATCGTAAAATAGACGGCGACTGTTATAAGATCGACCCAGAAACAAAAGAAAAATCAAAAGTTCACCACTCTTACTGTAAGCTACCTAACAATGAAGAAACTACTTTAAATGAAGCAGCAGAATTAAGTCCAATCGAGCAAGAATTAGTAAATGCCGTTGTAGGTGATGTTAATGAAGCTATTGATTTAGGTAAAATACTTAATAAAGTTAAATTACTAGCAAGCAAAGGTCTACTTACGGTAGCTATGGCAAGTGCTATTTTAGCTTCTTGCGGTACTGCTGGTAAATCAGATGAGATTTTTAAACGTGAACTTGATAATCTTAAGAAAGTAGATAGTATAGAGAACGTACAAAAGACAAGAATTGATAGTATATCAAACGATATTAAATCAAGCCCAACTACAGCAACTATAAAAGAATACGAACATCACTACGAAATAAGAAACGGAGAATGCCGTAAGTATAACGACGAAGGTGAATACACAGTAGTTAGTATGTCTTACTGCCGTTATAACGAAGGAGAAGTAAAAGAAGGTGAAAAAGATCAATATGTTGACGCTAACGGAGGGTATGTTGAAGCAATGGGACCTGATTTTGATGAAGCAATTGACCTATTATCTCATGCATGGAATCAATGGAAAAACGGTCCAGCAACAGAACCAGAAGATTTAGGACCAGCACGAGCAGATGTATTAGCTTATGTTAAATCTATACTACGATTTTAAATATTTCCAGAATATAAAAATAACTAAAGAAAGGCTTGCTTATGTGAGCCTTTTTTCGTATATTAAGGTAATAGTTACGTGCATATGGAGTATACTTTTCTTTTAGGAGCAGTTGAGAACGTGTTAGGTAAGAGTTACAAACGAGCAAAAGATAACCATGCTTTTAATTGTCCATTTTGTAACCATAAGAAACCTAAGCTAGAAATCAACTTTAATACAAACGACAAGGGAGAAAATCCTTGGGAGTGTTGGGTATGTGAAACTAGAGGACGTACTATAAGGTCTTTATTAAAGCAGCTAAAAATAAGCGGACCTCAAGCACAGGAAGTCCTTCAGTATATAAAGAAGGGCGAGCAGGTAGAATACCAGATAGAAAAAGCAATAGAACTACCTAAAGAATTTCAACCTCTTTACTTAGCCCCTACAACATCTTTCTCAGCTAATATAGCAAGAAAGTATCTTTACGATAGAGGAATTACAGATAATGACATTTTAAAACACAATATTGGTTACTGTATCGCAGGAGAATTTAGCGATAGAATAATCATACCATCATATGATCAAAACAACCAATTAAACTTTTACGTAGCTAGATCTTTTAACAGAAGTTATGCTAAGTATAAAAACCCCGAAGCTTCTAAAGATATAATAGTCTTTGAGAACTTAATAAACTGGAATCAACCTATAATAATATGTGAAGGAGTATTCGATGCAATGGCTATTCGAAGAAACGCTATACCTATTTTAGGAAAAAATATATCAAAATCTCTTTTAAAGAAAATAGTTACAAGTAAAGTAAAGGAAATTTATATAGCTTTAGATAGAGATGCTTTGAAAAAAGCGGTTAAATTTTGCGAGCAGTTTATTAGTATGGGTAAAAAAGTATACTTAGTAGATATGGACGAGAAAGATCCAAGTGAAATGGGTTTTCATTTATTCACCAATCACATCCAAGATGCAGAAGAGCTAGATTTAAGTTCTCTTATGCGATACAAATTAAACTTATTATGATAAGACAAGGAGATAATCTTTTAGTAGAAGATACTAAGAAGAACCTATCCTACAATCCTGATTTAAAGCAAATCAATTTTCTAGATAGAAGAGTTTATAAACGTTCAGAAGGAGTATATTACCCCTCTGTAACTACAATTTTACAGTACTTACCTAAGAATAAATTCTTTGAAAACTGGCTTAAAGATGTAGGACATAATGCGGAAATCATTATGCAGAAAGCGGGTAAAGAAGGTACACAAGTTCATAAAGCTATTGAGATACTAGTAGAAGGTGGAGAAATTAGCTGGATGGATGATTACGGTAATGCAAGATACTCTCAAATTGTATGGGAAATGATCCTTAAGTTTCATGATTTTTGGACAACCCATAAACCTAAATTAATTTCTACAGAACAGTTCGTATTTTCAGATGAAGATAAGTATGCAGGAACGGCTGATCTAGTGGTAGAGATGGGAGGAGAGACTTGGTTACTAGATATTAAGACATCTAATGCATTACATAAGAGCTATGATTTACAATTAGCAGCATACGCTAAAGGATTTAAAGAATGTAAAGATATAGATATTCAGAGAACAGGAGTACTGTGGCTGAAAGCTAATACCCGTAGCGCTTCTAAAAAAGAAGGTATATACCAAGGTAACGGTTGGCAGATTAAAGTAGTTGATGAAATCGATTATAATTACGATTTATTTAAAACAGTATATAAACTATATCAGTTAGAAAATCCAACAACAGAACCAATCTACTCAGTATATCCGACTAGTATAAAACTTTGATATTTATAACTAAAGAAGTAAGTATAAATGAAACTCTCACAACTAATATTAGAAGCTAAAGCTAAACCAAAAGCTGTTATTATGGCTGGAGGCGCAGGTGCCGGTAAAAGTTACCTTCTTAATCAATTAGATCTAGGAGGTTTAACTATTTTTAATCCTGACT